AAACTTCGTAAGGGGGCAGAATCTTAGAATTTTCCCAGTTTCTTAGAAAGTGACGCATTGTGTAGTTACTCGAGGCTAACATTTGAAAAGTTGGCACGGTTCTTGCTAGGGGAATAGCTGAAAATAAATACTTGACTTTTGGTGGTATATGTGTTATAATGAAAGGTTAAGCATCTATTACTTTAGCAAATTAAAGCATTAAAGTATGAATAAAGTTCATATATCTATGACTTGGATATATTGGAAAAAACCTGTTTTGCATGATATAATAAAATAAAAAAGAAAGGATTAAATTATATGAAAATTATTAGAAGAGAATTTCCTTATTCGGTTTCGGATAAAGCGTTTTTGATACTGATGATGTTTTGTAAATTGCAAATATACGGGCTTTATAGTTCGTATTGCTGATGACAACTATTGTAATTGGCATTATGAATATAAAGATATAGATGGTAATATTTATTACAGTTAAAAGGAGAAAATAAAATGAAAAATTTAATGAAGTCTTATAACAATATTTTAGCTGAAGCTGTTAAGTGTGATTTAGAAGGCAATCATAGAGATGCTACATACCTTTTCGGTGAAGCTCATGGAATGCTTCATATGGCGTATATAATGTACGATACTATAGGAAGCGAAACAGTGGCGAAAATGTCACGTGCTAGCGAATTAGCTTATGATATAGTTATGGGTGAAGTAGCAGACGAACAAGAGTCTATCTGGATTCTTGAGAATAATATGGCATAAGGAGAATATTTAAAATGAAAACATATAGAATTGAAGGCAAAATTATTCACTCTTATAGATTGCGTAATAGTGTGAATGGTAATCCACGCTATTATTTCATATTATTGACTGATGGCACTACGCGCGAATTCAAAACACGTTCTGACACTGCGGTTGGCTATAAATTTAAGCTATGGAACTATTATGAGGTAGTCGTTGACTATCATATAACAAGGACTGGAAACTTTATGTGTGACGATATTGCATATGGAACTTATAAGGGGGTTTAAATATGAAAAGGACATTAATGGGAAAATATAATATTATTGGGATATATACAATATGTAGCACAAAGGAGCTTTTTGTCTTATCCTGGGATTTAGCAAAATACTGGGAAGAAAAAAAAGACAATGATGCAATAGCACTTTGCTGGAATGGAAAGTTGTATTTTAGACAGCTTTATTATAGAAAAGATGGCTTCTGTTTTAAGTTCTTTAATCATATAATTTATTTAGAAGAAATTTTGGCTTGTAATGAGGTCATAAATTTTGAATAGTCGTGAGTGGGCTATTGCAGTGCTTTACACGCTGGGCACTGCAATGGAAGCCCTATTTATTGCAGGCGTGTGTGTAGCCGAAAGTGATATAGCCGTTATTTGGCTTTTACTGGCGGTTGTATGGGGTATCGTGATATTATCGTCACTATTTAAGGGTAGTAATGATGACGACATACAGGAGTATTAATGAGGAAATGAGAATGAAATTAGAGTTAATTGATATGAGACAGGGAATTATTGTTTTCAGGGATACTGAACAATTTTGTTCTAAGTTTAGAAAGGTCTTTACTGTAAAAGGTCGAGATTACTTTATATACAAGAATCTTAGAATATATATTGATGAATTCATTCCACAACGGGACGGTTCGTTATGGTTTATTCTATAATTAAAGAGGGCGAGCAATCGCCCTTTTAGCACATCAGCTGGTCACTTTAGCGTAGTAAAGTGTTAAAGTATTACAACTGCATAGTGTTACTGTACTACTCACATAGGACAGCAGGTCACTTTACTAAAGTAAAGTATTAACGTAGTAAACCACTAAACCGCTTAAAATAAGAATACAGTCCTATTACAGCACTCAATTCCAAGCACCCGACAGTCTGTATCCTTATTCAAAATATAGGGGTGGGTTAATTTATCGCTAAAATACGCCAGAGGGCTTATCTGAGCCCTCAGAGCGTCAGAGCCTATAAGTCAAAGGCACTGCAAATGCTCATAGGCATCCAGACATTGCAATAAGCGGTTGCGCTGTTGCAATTAATTGTTTTAAATTTACTTGCGGAAGAACCGTCTACTTCTTTGTGATAGACCTGTATCTTCCATCCCTCTGCAAATCTGATGAACCCGTTGATTGTGAAATAATTGTTCTCTTTATCCCGGCCGAAGAGCGTACAAACAAAGTCTGTAAGTGGCGGTGTAGTCCAGCCCTCACCAACTTTGAGATTTTTCGGATAAGTAGCAATAGTAACAGGAACATTGGAAATAGCGAGACGAAACCGCCCGTCCAACATGACATTTGTGTTACCGTCAGAAAATGTGCTTCTCAAAGAAAGATAATTCTTGTTATTATCGTTTGTACTGTCCACTGTACTAGCCATCTCAGAGGAGCTAAAGTTATAAAGACTATACTCAATGGTAATATTAGGTTCAGAGCCTAAAATAACACCTGCCATAGTCTGTGCAAGAGCATCCTCACCGTCATTGTTTGGATGAATACCATCAGAGGAAAAATACATATAGTCATGGAGTGTAAATGCCGTTGAGGTAATGATTTTCATTCCAGAGGTACGACAGCTTCTCAGATTAGAGCATTCAGTTCTTAACTGATTTCTTACAGAGCTAGACCTAGACCAACCAATGAAAGCGTAGGTAATATCAGCATAAGGATACAGCTTACGGCATCTGCTAGAAAAAGCGTCAATTGCCGTCTTTAAATCGGCTTTTGTCTGGTCACGGTCATTCATACCGCCACCAATCAACACCAGAGAAACGTTATTTCTCTCTGCTTCTGTCATTTCATTACTGGCTTCATTCAGTAAGTCGATAAATCTTTTTCCTGTTGATGCACTAACATGGGAAAAGCCTACACCACCCGAGTATTTAATCTTGAATGTGCAATATGGCATTGAACTTGCCACTTTATCAGCCCAACCAGTTACATTACCGTCTGGCGTGTAGCCCTCTGCATAGCTGTCTCCAATGATAACGACACTTTTTGCTGTTCTGGTGCTGTTAAATTCCTGTCTCAGAGCTGATAATAACATACCATTATCATCTATATTCTTCTGTAAGTTAGTATCAGCGGTTTTTCTGTCTCTTACTTCATTAGTAATTGCTGTTTGCAAACTGTTGTCTGTATACTGTCTATCTTCCTTTTCTTTGTCGATAGCTTTTTGAAGAGTTGTATCTGCATCCGTTCTAGCCTGTGTTTCGTCAGCAATACTTTTTTTAATATCTGTATCGTCATATCGAGGCACATAAACATCCGTGTTACCAATACGAACAAAATCAAATTCTTTTCTATCTGCCATTTATGAGACCTCCACTTTTACTGTAACAACATTTGTATAATCAACACGCATCCTGTTATTAACTCTCAGCCTGTACTGGTAGTTGTTTCTATCAGTTGTAGCTACAAGAGTTAATTTATAAGTCTTAGCACCTTTTTCAGTACAGTCAAACCATGTTGTGCCACTGTCTGTACTATACTGCCATTGATAAGCCGTTGCACCTGCAACAAAAGCCGATAAATCAACTGTTTTTGCTTCTTCATTTACAACTATATTCTCTGGCTCACTTAAAATAATTAAAGACTGGTCAACAATTAATGCACGTTTATCTTCATCATAAGTCAGAGAGACAATCAAGTTGCTAATATAGCTTTGTAAGATCTTATATACAAGGTCAGGCACATTATCAGCATTATCAATCAGTTCATTGACTTTTTCATATAAGCACTGTAAATTGTTCTGCAATGAAAGAGCATCATTATAAACGATAGGAAGAACAGCACTAAATGGCCATATTAAATATAACTCATTTTTCATTTTATCACCTCACTAACTTCTATTAACAAATATTGTTGCAGTATCGTTTATTTTATCACCTATTTTACAAGCAATATAGAACTTATCTCCGCCATTTACACCATAGCCATCTGAGTGGATAGCACTGTCATCATAAAGGTTTATAGTGATAATGTTATAACTTTCACCGTATACTACATATACTGTCCAGTTTGTTTTATCATCTGAGACTAACCATATAACATCATTGTTTAATGATTTATTTATTGAAAGTGCTAAATCAACAAGTATATTCTTTTTATACATTTCATAATATGAATACCACTTAATCATATTAGCTGTACTATCCCAATTATTGTTTGCAACACCGTTAAATGTTGCTGAACCACAATCAAAATCAATCATATGGACAGTAGTTGTTATAATGTTTGAGACAATAGTGCTATTATCAGTATTATTTGTGCAAGTAAATCACCACTGTACACTCTTAGTTGTACCTACTTCACCTGTACCAATACTAATACCATTAGTCTTTGTGCCTTTATCAATGTAGTAGTATGGATAAATATTTTTAGTGCTGTATTTGGCTATCAACCCATTCACCACCAAGATTAAACTGCCATTTTGATTGCTCATAGGGAAAGAGCTTGTTGTATACGATAAACCATTGTTTTCGTATAAGTCAACATAATCATCATGACCATACTATTCCTGTGTTATTGTTACTTCTGGTTTAGTGTATTCAATAACAATACCTTCTGTATAATAAGTATACTTATCATTCTGTAACTTGCATCTGAACTCTTTTTTATCACCGCTGTTATAAAATGTAACAGGCACTCTGCAATTTGCTCTATTAGAACCATCTGCTTCTAAGTCAACAAACAACCCATTATCATTCTTATATTGCCACTGATAAAAAGTAACATCGCCCTCAACATTACTTAACCCTACTTCAATGTTTTTGACAGGCGTATAAATAGGTGATTCTGGCTTAATCAAATCACATCTGATAGGATTTTCAAAAGCAATGCACTTTAATTCCTCACAATATCCACCCTGTAATTTCATATGGCTAGCATAAACATCTAACAACTTGTCAACTACTTCTTTGGCGTTTGTATCATCACCAATCAGTTGGTTGATTTTAAATGTTAACTTATTCATGCTTTCAAGTGGGGTGATATTTTCATCATAGATAGTTGGTGCAAGTGGCCTATTACCAATAGGGTTAAAATTATTCTTCTCCATCAAAGCACCCCCAGTCCCACACCTGCATAAACAAGTCACTTAGTTCACTAATAACCATACGATCAATATTCTTTAACTTTTCAGCATATTCATTTATCATATATGCATAAGTCATACCACTACGTTTGCCTATGATATGCTGTACATAGTCTTCTGTCGTATTAAAATTACTACTCGATTTAAGTGCATTAGTATTTTTATTAGTGTTTGTACTATCTGAAATATCAGCACTAGATAAATATCTGTCACTTTTAATACCTTCCAAACCACCTTGAGGTGTATTGCTGTGTCTATTGATATCCTGTCCACTATATTCATTGTTACTGTTACCACTTGAATTAGCACTGTTATCACCTTTGCTTTTTCTGTTGTGGTCAATAGTCACATCTGTATCACTAAGAATATCATACTCTTTATTAAATGCTTTATATAATTTGTTATAATACGGCATGATAACAGAAAGTTTAGCGTCAAGTCTTAACTGAAACAGGCCAAACGTTTCTGAACCAATCTCTCTGGTATAATAATGCTTTAAAATCTTCTTTGCAAGTATAGAGCGGTATTCGGGAGTAAATGTTACAAATGATGGTGGAAATATCTTATCCCAACTTTTGTCAATAACATCATCAATCGACATATACCCCTTGCCACGCTCATAGCCTGCAAGTGATTCACATATATATCTGATTTGTGTTGTATAGCTACTCATACATTAAAACCTCTTAATCATAGATGTTGCCAAAGATTCATCTTTCAAATCTTGAAAAGCATCGTCTCCATCTTCTACTTCTTTGTTTGGTTCGTCACCATCATCAAAGAACCATCTAACATTTAAACCTAAAATGTCTTTAATCTGTTCCGTAGCATAGTCTCTAGCCATGGTTCTTGAACGCCTGTTTGCAAGAGAATCAGCATTACTAGATTTTACTTCACTTGTAATCATTCGTTCTTTTTTCTGAGCAATGACACTTGTAATACCAAGCATTGAATTGCCCTGATTGTATAACCTCTGCTGTGTTTCAAGTAAGTCCAGTGCAACAAATGGTGCATTTAACTGAATAGCCTGAATGTCATCAGTATTGAACTTTTTAGATACTGGTATATATGGCTCATCAGCATCAACTTTTGCAATCATGTTCTTCATTGATAACTGTGAGTTTTCATTACACGCGACAACAACTGGTGTTTTCTGTGCTGTACAGTTAACATCAATCGTCCCATCTAACCTAGTAAGTCTGTATGCCAATTCTATGAAAGATTGATAGTTGTTGATTCTTAGGTAATTGTCCCATATAATAACAAACTGACCCTTTTCAAGAACTTTGTTGTAATTTGTCCACGGATTCCATACAGTAATTCTTGTTGGATTGCCATAAGAGTCAAATACGCCCATGCTTAAATACTGCATACAGGCATACTCTTCTGCATCTTCATCATAGAAAAAAGCTACAGAACCAAGTTCAAAAAGTTTAAGAGCTAACCAACGTGCATCGACTTCAACTGGTAGACCTTCAACTCTGTATGAAGCGATAGCATTATTCGCAAATTTGAATAACCATTTATTATATTCAACTCCTTCTTTGTAAATCTTCTGAAAGAATCGTCTTTTCTGTCTGCTCACTCTATCACCTCATTATATTTTATTATTTGCAGAATAGTTGTGAAACGTTGTTTTCCAGAACGTAACACCACTTTCAATGACACTTTTAATAAGCATTTCAGCTTCAACAGGTATCTTTCCGGTAAGGGCTACATTCTTACATTTAATGTAGTTCCATGACGGACGACCTTCTATCTGTGGTCTTTTCACTCTGTTAACCTTATAACCATACATGTCAAAGAACTGGTCAATTGTTCTCGCATATTCAGCTTTAATCATTTTTACTTGACATCTTACGTCTTTCAACTGACTAGACCATAAAAGGCTGCCATTACTTGCACCAGAAAGTCTGCTTGTATCGTGCGTATCTTTTGAGTGCTGTGCAAGTGAATCAAGAATTCCTACACCAGAATTTGTTATTGCACCTATATAGCCACCTTGTGCAAACCCACCAACAGCATTATTAACACCGCTTGTAATTCTACTACTGTATTTAGCTAAAGCACCGAGTGTTAAACCTAAGTCTGTAGAACCTTGTGGTAACTTTTCGGTTATTTGTGTAAAACCATAACTTGCAATCTCAGCTTGATATGCATCATATAAGAAAGAACCTTTTTCGCCATAGTTAAGGGTAAACCCTTTAGTGTAATCGGTGGTCGAAATTCTCTTATAGTGTCTTGGTGATATTAGTACCTGTGGTTGTGCTGACTTGTTACCTCTGATAGTTAATTCTGGCTTATTATCGCTAAATAATTCTGGATGTAAAACCATATTATCGCCTGTTGGTGCATAGACTAAATAGTCACAATAAGGTGAACAAAACATTTTATTGTTATGTGGTTTATATCCATAAAAATTATCTGGAAATGTTGGCAGCTCTTTATATTTAACAAGAGACTCATCATCTGCTGACGGTGAAAGTGCTTTTGGAATGGTAAATACCTGTAATATTGTATTGCTATATCCTGCCGTTATAATGTTTTGAAGAAACTGTAACAAATCATCTGGGTTTTCAGTATATCCTAACTTACTGCCTTGAAAAACTCTCCCAAGCGTTGAACCGCTAAACCATGTAGGCTGATTCTCAATAGGCTGTAACTGTGCATCACTGATAGCTATTTCGCAACCATAAATAATCTTATAACTAAAATCAGTTAACAGTGTCTCTTTAGCAATATTAAGTTCCCCATACTCTAACCCCTCTGGTATAGTATGCGCCCCGACTGTATCATCTAGCACATGTTCTCTTTCAACAAAACATTCCCCGACCTCGCAGTCCATCCACCACGTCTGCCATAAGTCAATAGTATAATGGACTTCTGCTGTTCGGTTATTTTCATAACGTACTTCACTGATAAATGCATAAAACCATCTATCACTGAAAGCTGAGTTCTGAAACATCATGTAGTTAGCTGAGTAGATATCATCCGCCCACGCTTCAATATTGACAACTCCGTCACGAACATAGGTGCATCTGTCATATGTCTTAATTCTATGGTCTAACATGTAGGACTGCTGTTCAGCCCTACTGTTAAACCATTTGATATGATTATAGTCACGGTCACATTCAACACCAGATAAAATGTAAATAATTGAATCTGGAATGATGTACGCCATATTAGCTCCTAACTAGCTTCATATTTACCAACATTAATAGTAATAAATTTACTAATATTTGTACCCTTAACTGTGGCTTTTACAACGATTTTGCCATAATAGTTTTCTTTTTTTTCAATACTTTTACCTGTAATATATCCATTACTATGAACCACAGCACTATTTGTATTATCTGAATAAAGTGTAAAAATTAAATCTTTTATACCACCTGTTACAGTATTAACTGTGCCTGTAACTATAGTAGAAAAATTTGTACCAACAGGTGGTACTGTGCCATATAAAACAGAAATTGATGTTTCTTTAAAATTTATAGTTGTATTATTTTCAGTCTGTTTTTCAACTAAATTATTAGGAATAACCGCTACTGCATTTGCAAATGGACTAACAGCATAAGTCTGCCACATATGCAAGAAGTAATTATGGTCAAGTGTGTTGGCAACAGGCATATCACGCATTTCAAATACATTATCATAAATCTGAACAAAATCTTCGTCAATAATGACGCCTGCGACCTTATCGAGAAATGCCATGTCGTCAGCACTAGGCTCTTTATAAGTTGGGTCATTTGCAAAAGCTTTGTTAAGTCTTGTAATGTCAAGATGACCAAGGCCGTCAATCAAAATACGTCTGTTCAGATAATCTGCATATGGCAACTGGAAAGCAGATGCTAAAACATTGGTATCAATATTAGCATCATAATCAGTATTAATTAAGATAACTTTCTTGTCAGAATCAGTAAATGTTGTTACACCTGCAATGTTGTAATCAGTAGACATAAACTGAAAGTCGTTTGATACTTTACGCATCTGAGTAGCACAGAGTTTATATTTATCAGCACTTGTATCATCAAATCTGTAGTAAGCAAGCTTACCATTTAAAATATGCTGACCGATGAGATATTTTGTAATATTAAATTCGTCATAAGCGGCCGCTGTATAAACAGACTGGATAATACCGCTGATTAACTCATCCATGCCAGACCACGACTTAAATGCTGATTTAAGCATTGCCCTGTTAACTGTGACTGGATAAGTAAGCTGTGAGTTCATGATGTAAAATGTAGTTCTTACATCTGGTTCGTATCTCTTAAACAGATTTGTTGCGGTATCCGCTCCACTTCCTGCAATCTCGCCGTACTGGTATACTTTTGCAATGTTAACAAAAATATCCTCTACCGTCTCACCTACATCAATCACACCTTTTTTCAGTGTTGCAAGTGGGTTCGTGTACAGACGGCTTGCGATTCTTGCAAAAGCAATCCTGTTAACAAGAGTTGAAAGAAACTCATTTTCAAGTGCAGGGTTATTCATGATGATAGCCCCGATTCCTCTAAGGGAATCACTATCTGCTGTTACATACGGGACGTAGTCTTTGTAGTAACTTGAAGCTGAATTCTTTACAGCATTGATAACATCCGCACTAATATTTGTATTTGTTGCAATTCTCGGTTTTGTAGGCATTATTTACCCTCACTTTCATATAATAAATCGTTGAGGTTAAGGCTTTCAAGTCTTTCCTCTTCGTCAATAGGATCTTCCTGTTTTGGTTCTGGTGTTGGCGGTACAACTGCTTTTCCTTCTTTGAAACGTTCTGTATACTTCTTACGCCATTCAGCATCATTATCTTCATACCTCTGTTTCCAGTTTTCCTCATCAACACCTTCATTGTCAATAGTTTCTAACAAAGCGATTGCTTCATCATCAGTCCTATCACCCAAAAATTTAGTGATAGCATCTCTTGTAGCCTGTAACATATTGAGTCCACCTCTTTTCTTATTAACTAACGTCTTAAACAAGGATACATCCATATCGGCATCCTTGTTCTGATTCCTTTACCTGTCGGCAATGTTGGGCTGAAGCCTTGTAATAGTGTAAAATAATATTGTGCATACTTTGCCCGGTCTTCCAGTGTTGCTGACGGGTCTGATGGCCTTTCGTAACAATAGACGAAACACTTTGCCATATATCCTACTTCATCTGTTGCAATTGCAAAAGCGTCCATTGTCTGATACCTTCTATATTCCTGCGGAACACTTGAAAAGTTTGGATACCATTCAGTAGGATTGTTATTTCTTTCATCATTTAATCTCTGGCACTGGCAGTTACCATTTGCATCTAAATCAGTCTGCCATGTTGGACAATTCTGATTTAAGTAAGGGATAATAGTATCAACAGCAGGAGTCCACTGGACAAGTCCGTAACCTCTTTCATCTACTGCTACACCCTGTTCGTAAAGATCAGCACTGATAAATGACTCTATCGTCATGTTGCCGAGCATGGCGCAAATTGCGTTAATACTCCATCCTAAAGGAAGCAGAGCGTTCACTACACAATACGCATTGTTGATAGATTTCTCATTGATATACTCTTGCCCGTACCCTGTGATTGACTGCCAGTGTAAGTCACTGGGAAAAGTGGGTGTGCCTGTGTCAACGTTCGGATAGATAAATCCTTGTAAATAGCCATTCATCCATGACGGAACATAACCATTAATTTTCTTACTCTTTTCAGTCCAGAAGTATTTGCCGGAACTCCATCCACTGTTGCTTGTAACAATGCCATCAGATGTTATCTGTTCAACTACAGCAACATGTCCTGCACCACCATTGTTATAGCCATAACAGGCAATAGCACCTAACTTTGGTTCACTTCCTTTTGCATAACCTCTTGTACGGCTGTACCAATTGGTTGCATTACTAGTGGAAAGACCAGATGGATAGACTCCGTTAATCTCATAGAATCTGCCCCAAGCATACCAAGTACAGTTGCCACCTGTCTGTTGCGGACCAAGGTTACTCTGATAAAAAATGTTGTCAGAATAGTAATATTTACTGCCCCTCATACCATCTGTATTCAGTCTAGGTATAAAAGCCATTAGCGATCACCACCTAAAAGACAAGCCCACATTTTAGAACCACATGAAGAGTCTTGCTTGCCTATAACTGTGTTACCATAGGCATTTTGGATTTTCTGAAATTGGTTGATGGCGTAGACAAGGTTATCACCACAGTGGCCGTCAATAGCAAGCGGTTTACCATTCTTTCCCAAAATGCCAATTGCTCTCAAAACAGCCTGTAATACATAAACATCCTGTCCAGTACTGCCTCTTTTAACCGTTTTCACACTTATCACCATCCTTGCTCAGAACATCGCACAAATGCTGAATAACAAGTGTATTATTGTTCAATGCCTGTGTGACCTCAGACATTTCATTTTTGTGCTGTTCGTTAAGTTTAGCGATGTCTTCCCTGTTTCTGTCTGTGGAGTATTTAATATACCACCCCATACAGACAGCGCATACAATAGGAAAACCAACTGTCCCGACAGCCTGCATCAAAGCGTTAACATCCATAAGCTTCCTTTCTGAGTCCACCTTTTTTGTTGTATCGTAGAATGAAGAATAACTTATAACAGAGGTCAATCCTTTCTAAAAATTTAAAATAGAGCCAGTCGTTTTAAGTGGACTCTGATATCCTGCATCGGCATTTTCCAGCCTTTCAGATTGATGCAAACAACTAGCTCTATTGTTATTATAATTCAATTATGAAATTTTGTCAAGTATATATGAAATTAAGTTAACAAGCCTAATTTATCAATGGCATTAAGGAATCTGTATTTGCACGAGTAGGTTTCATAGTAGATGTATCCCAGTGCATCCCATTCACCATAAATACTGTACTTCATCTTAAAAGCTTTCTTACTGTCTTTGTTTCCGTCGTAATATTCCTCAAACTCACAATATTTATGCGTGCTTACATACAAGAAATTTGATCTAGACTTTGATAAATAAATATAGATTTTACCGAACTGACATACAGCAATTAAATCTTTCGGATTCCCATACTTTCTCAATATGTGCGCACCATCATTATATGAAAACTCATTACTATTAGCCATCTTTGCAAACTCTGACTCGTTACCAATAGCCTTAAATAATGCTGTTTTCTTTCTCATTTCAGAAATAGGTGACTTCATGATATTAAGAAGTAGTATACCTCTATCTTCCAAAAACCTTACTTCCTGCCCTTTTCTTTGCATTTCATCATAAATGTCAACTAGATTGAATGTGTCAAGAACAGCATTATAAATATTATTTGAGTTTGCCATCATCCACATACGTAGTGGTGGCCGACCTAATACTTCTCTGTTACCTGAAACAGTAACATACATATTTGTAACGGCATCGCCCTCATTTTTAATTCGGTTGACATGGTTTTCTGGAATAAACTCATCGTAGATAATGTCTGTAATTGTGCCACCACCAAAACCACGATATTTACTTACAGCCTTTAACGAAACTGCAATTCCGATATCTTCATAAACTGGCTTTTCTTCCTCAGTCAATCCAACTATGCGAACTATTCTGGAAGCATTTCTCTCTTTTACTATATGAATATCTTCTCCCATATCCTTATTTAGCTGTGCAAACGGATTGTACTTCTCAATAGAACACAAGTCTATTTCGTCTTGTGTTCGCCTAACAAGCATAGGTGTCCACTTTTCCTCAATGCATCGTTTGAATACACCATAGGTTTTACCTACCTGTCTTGCACCGACCATTACGATGAATGTAGGCTTAAAACCCAGTATATAATTAAAATTTAACCATCCATCTTTATCGTATAAGCTCATAAAACCACCTTTCTAAAATAGAAGAACCACCCAATAAATAGGTGGCTCTTCCGTCATATATTAAAGGAGAAACAATGAGCTACGCTAATCTTGCATAGACGAACTGGCGTCCTGCTTTTGAAACGTTGCTGTCTTTAACAATTACGAAATCTTCTTCACAATCAGTAAACATATCAATGATTTCAAGATAATCATGCCTAAATACACTACTATTTGTACCATAATACTCTTCATCTGTACCCTGTACGGCCAGAATCTCTACTTCTTTACCGTCCTGTTTTTCATCAACATAGTTGATGAAATTCTGTGTAAGTTCAAAACCATCTGGCAAGTCTTTCACGCTATGCGCATTTTTGACCGCCTTAAACTGCTCAACCTTTGAATCAATATTTGTTCTTAAAACTCTCATTCTCTTGTCCACCTTTTCAATTGTCTTAGTATTTACTACACTATTATAATAACATATACTTATCACTATGTCAACAGTTTTTTATTAAACAGTTTCATAATCTTCTACATACTTACCCTGTACAAACTCAACAACCTTTGCAAATCTATCTGTAATATCCAACTGATAAGTTGTCTTTAACATTGCAACATTGCTATAAATATTAAAACTTCCTTGTGGTGTCGTCACTCTTTTGACACTTTCACAATCGTTATAAACAAGTCGCTTCTTGCCAGTTTCTTCACCGAACAAAAATCCCGTACGGAAATTATCGGCTGTACCCATTATTTTTGAACCCTGTTTCTTTGGTACTCCTGCTATTGTTATTTCAAACTTATCGGCTATCTGCTGGCAATACTTCTTTGCGCCTAAGGTCACAAATACATCAGCGTTATCTTCCATATCAATAATGCCTAAATACTTGTCAATTCCTTTTTTCGTAGTCGCATAGTTCTTGACATAATCTTTATCACTAGGATTATAGCTAGCCAAAAGTCTTTCGTTATACTCCTTAATTGCTTCTGTGTATCTTTCTGGATGTAAGAAAAAACATGAATCTGTATCACAATAAACAACGTCATGGGGATTAAATAAATCTATCATAGATTGTAAAGCAACACGGCCTAGCATAGCTGTATAACTGCCCCACTGATAAGCAAGAAATGTTGTTCTTTTTGAATAGTATTCTTCCAACTGTTCTTGTATTGTTGTCTCTGTTGTCTGTTCTTCAAGAAGTCCAGTTTTAGGATTGAAAACGATCATATCACGAACTGGGTCTGTATAGGTCATTCCAAATATACCATTTACACAATTCTTTGACTTCATATATTCATATTCAGCACCCGCAACCCCTTTTAACTCTGTCTTCTTTTCATAGTAGTTGAATACAGATTCTCGTAATGACTTAGGCAAAAAGCCCTTCATTGAGATAAATGCATCATAACTTTCAATAGCATCAAAGTCGTATTGAGCAATAAAACAATTGATAAACTCAGCATCATAAAAAGCTACTTCAATAGTGCCTTTGAAATTTGTTATACGCCCATTATCATAACCCAAATCTGTACATGCCCCGAATTGCTTAAAACATCTCGATAATGAAAGATATGGTATCGGAACATACTTACCTTTAATTAATCGCGGATTAAGAATTTTAAATCTACTGATAATAACATAGGTATTAGCGATCTCTTTATACAGCTTAAAATCAAATACGCCATTTTTCATAAAGTTGATAGGCTGAAAAGTAAACATGGGATATGTGTTGTTGCATATCATCTGAAATGGATAACTTGAAATGAAATCACCATGACCAAGATTTTTCAATTTAAGCCCTACATATTCCCTGTTCGCATGTGTGTTTCCGCCTGCCTTTAAGTCTAAGAATATCTCATACAATTTTGTGTCGAGTGCTGTACGTCTTATAACATCTTTCGTAAACTGTCTGTTATGCTTACTCAGCATTACATCTCTTACAGCATGGCGAACAATAGAAGTTGAAGTTGGCCTGTTATCTTTAACTGTAAAGTTGTTGGCTTTCATGAATCCCTGTAAGCCATCTGAAAGAGCTAGTACATCCAATGCCGAATATAAAAGTGTATTATCATCTAATTCAGTAAATGAGTCACGATAAAGGTCATAGTCCATTATTTCTTTTTCTTTAACATAGAATGCACTATAATCCTGTGTGAACTTCTCAAGGTTCATATTTGTCAACCTGTATGAACATCGAAATTCTATATTTGATTCTGTCCGGAAAGATATAATTTTACGTTTTTCTGTAGCAAAAACTGTATCCGGTACAACATCTATCCAATCTTTTATAAATTGCCACTCGTAAGATAGGTTATGAACATAAAAGACTAATCTATATTTATCAGTTTCAAAAATATGTCGGACTAGCTGAAAAAACTCTTTGACCTCAGTTTCTAGTCGAAACATGAATACTGTACCAAGCAAATTAAACTGATAAAGATAAGTAAAGCCTATAGGCTCATCAGACAGATTCCATCTTGTATGTTCTAATATTGTTGTTGTCTCTGTATCAAATGCACTAGGGTAAGAATAGAAATATTCATCTGGGTACTTTCTGTGCTTCTGTACCTCTATATCTTTCTTATAATCAATATTGGTTTTAATATCAGCAAGAATAGAGGACTTTTTACAGTCCTCTAAATCATATATTTTTATTGTTTTTCCTTTATATATGACCTCTTGCATAACTTATACCTCATTCTTCTTTAAAAGAATCTCTGATAATCTGTGAAAATGTTCTGCTATCACCTTTTGCTAATGCACCAGAGCTTTTCAAAGCTAATTTTTGATTTGCCAAAAATACAGCCAATGTTGTTTCGTCACCACTTTTGAACTCTCTCCACATATCCTGCACTGTCTTTTTTCGTTCTTCCTGTTCTGCACTAGTAAGCTTATAGGCCGAAAAGAACTCCGCTAATTCAAGGTAGTTATATTCGGATGCATTCATCTTTAACGTATCATAAATATAATCAAAAAATCCTGCAAGCTCTGCTTTTTCTTCTTCATCCAATACTGCCAGACCAGTGTTTTTAGCTAGATTCTCTATTGCTCTCTGTTTCGCTGATTTATATGCACTTATTGATGCATATTTAGACTGTCCAAACCCCTGTAATTGTGCATATCTTGCACGAGCTTCATTAACAGTTTTGGCTTTACTTCTTGAAAAAACAGGTTTGCTAACTTCTGCTTTGTTATATTCGTAAATCTTCAATGATGCATATGGATTGAACTTGTAAAACTCTTTGACACGTTGATTATAACGTTTTGCCAGTCTATCTATAATCTCATTTGCTTCTCGCAATGATAGTTTTGAAAAATCTTCTGGCGATAAGTCCAGATTCATTTTCTTTCGGAATCCACCTTTTCGCACTAGAACTCCCTCCATAAAAATATAACAAAACATATTGCTAATAGTACTAAGTCTATTGTAGAAACACAACAACCTAATATCACTACTATACCTGTTATATCAAAGTAGTCTAACATAACACCCATAGCTATTAAACCCAGACCCAAGAGTATAGCAGTAACTGACGATTTGAATAATAAACCCATGATATCACCTCTGTAATATTGACTTAAACGTGCTTTTTGCTACGGGAATTCTTTCGAAGCACTGTTGTTCAAAATTATCTGTAAGAACTAAATATTGTGTATCAGTAATATAGCCAAGTTCCTGCAACATTTTAGCGGCACCACATTTTTCGTTATAGTTCACATACATTTTATAAAAGTATTCTGCTAAACATTCAATGTCTGCTTTACCTAATATTTTATATTTGCCGTACTGTTCATTAATTTGCATTTTTACCTGTCTATCATAATAATCACGCTTTGCTTTAAAATCGAACAAATCACGGGCTTCTTCATCTTTTGAGGGACACCAATTATTAAACTCTAGCATTTCTATCTTAGACCAGATATAACCAATGAGAAAACACCTTTTTGCTGGTGTTATAAATTTATCATTCCATCTTATATTAACAATCCTAATGTCAGACATCATTCTCTTATGTAATTTATTGTAATCACGTTTTTTCATTATAATTCTCCTTTTCTAAACAAATCAAATACATAGCCAACCATAGTCCATTGACTCTCTATTGTTCCTTCAAAATCATCAGCGACTTCAAAGAAGTCATTTAATAGATTCTTAATATCATCAGTTGTTTTAACTTTTGATAACTTTCTTCTTAACATGCTAATTAGTATTTCTTCTATGCTCTTCATTCAACTACCACCTTCCCATCCATATAAACAAACACTTTCTTAACTGGATAAGGTTTACTCATCTTATAAAAGTAGTACTCATATCTTTGAAGCGAGTCTTTCCAGTAGGATTCTTTTACTATCACTGTTTCACTTCTATAGATTGTATTTCTTAAGTAGTTACTAGTCATAGGACATACCTTTTCTTTCTGGATTTATCTTATTACAGGTTTCTTCCCACTCCCGAATGAATCGGTCTATATTGCCGTATAGGTTGAACTTTCTAAAGGCTGAAAGTTCGTCTTTCGTCCATTCAGAAGTTTTAATGCATCTTAACTCTGAATAAGGTCTACATTTAAAAGGTTGACATATTACTGTGTTCATTCTGTTACCACCTCATTATCAAAACCGTAATAATCAAAACTCATTTCAAATAGTTTACATGCAAACAGTTGTTTGTCTCCTCTGATTGTTTCAAGAACTATCAACATTTCAGAAGGCGCTAAATCAGCTTCTACTCTTTCTGTTGTAGTAAGTTCATTAAATGCATAACTGTAGGTTATAGAACATATGTTTGCTAAAGGATATATGTATTCCTCTTTACTGTTTTCCTTGTTATGAAGATATAATATATCTCTACAGGCTAAACATTTGCCGTCTTGTAAGTTGGGGTATTGGTCAGATATCCATTTCTTAATTTTCATGTTATCACTCCTTTCATGCTCTTATTGTAACGCAATCTTACGGAATAGTAAAATGAATTTTTGGAATAGTTGACGAACATATGTTTGTTATAGCTGATATAGAACACACTGTATACTTACCGTTCGGTATACTGATACTACACCCCTGTGGGGTGTCAAACTGGCAACATACTTCAATACTTTACTCTAATAAAGTGATAAGCCCCTAGCAAGAACCGTGCCAACTTTTCAAATGTTAGCCTCGAGTAACTACACAATGCGTCACTTTCTAAGAAACTGGGAAAATTCTAAGATTCTGCCCCCTTACGAAGTTT